TTGCAATGACTTCATAGAGGTCATCACTAATCATTTCACAACTTTTGTAATCCAACGCAAGAATGTTTTGAGAATACTGATTCTCTAACCATCGCTTGAATTGAATAAACTCAATATCCCTGTCGTTGTGAAATACTTCAATCGCCACATTAAAGTGAAAGATGTGACGATGCGGAGTTGCTAGAAAGCTAACATCATACTCATCACCTGTTGCAAGTGCTGGGTCTGTTGCTGCTGCTGGGTACTTATGAATGCCTTCTTTTTGAAAAGTTACAAAAATCGTGCGCTTGGCATGGTTCTTAATTCGTTGACGTTTTTCTTGCATAGCTGTATTTCGTTGTTCTAACATTATTCACCTAGTACTTCGTTAATAGCATCATCGCTGTCTTCAATTACTTCATCAATTTCAGGTTCATCGGCTACATCAAACAATTGATCAAACATAGTTTGAGCATTCATTGTCTTTTTACCACTAAACCCTTGACTACCTGATTGCATTTGCATCCAGAGTCTACTGTGTGATTTTATCAGAGCAAGACTCTTTTGTCTATCTTTTAGGCTAAAAATCTCATTAATTACTTCACCAAAGTGAACACGGTCAAATGTCTCATTCATGAGCATTTTAGGCATCACGCCTCGTTCATATTGTCTGTTTGCTTCTTGAACTGCTGTCATGTGCATAAACACATTGTGACCTTGAATCAAAGTATAGCTAAGTGTATCCCAGCTTGTTTTTGTTTCTTTGCCATGCTGACCAATAAAACCTTGACCTCTATAACACAAATCGTTCATAGTCATTCTATCAGTAATAGGACTATCTGTAAACTGCTTATGGATACCCTCAGCTAAAACAGCATCACGGTACTTGCGAGTATCAGTGGAATAATGTTTACCTTCAGCCGTTTTTTCCATACTATATGACCATTTTTTATTATGGACGATATTAGTATTGAAATACCCCAAACCTTTAGCAGCAGAGAAAAATGGGCTAGCACAGTCAAATGTAATTTGAAGTTTTGGGTTATGATACTTGCGAATAGCTTTTTGTATATCAGTAAAGAGTACTGCATATTCCAGAATGCTCACACCAAGGCAGTGAATCAAGTCGTGCTTTCCTTCTTCTAATAAACCATCATGGATAATACCAACTAAGCGTTGAAGCATTAAATCTACGTCGATTTTGTTTTGTCCCCCAAATGCCCACCCATTAAA